CCATCGGGGCGTACGGCTTGGCGTATCAGGTGTTCGACTATTTTGTAAGTGAAGCAACCAACTAACGGGTCACAGTGACCCGATTTTATAAAGGAGAAAGCAATGACTACAACAAACAATACATACGACCCCATCACTATGTGGGACAACTTTGCCAAAGCACGCTACGCTGTGCGCTTGGTTCACGCTAACGTCAGACGGCAGTGGTCGCAGTGCACTGACGATGCTGAGTATGTCCGCCTCAGTGATAAGCACGATGCACGTAAGTGGGTCGTTCGTGAGGTTGAGCGTTACCCCCTGCACCCTGTGATTGAAGCAGCAGTCATGGCCTCACGCCCATACGATTGGCAACAGTTGTTCCTTGAGTGGCCACACGTATCCCAAGGTGATCGCTCAAAGATTGCCTACACACAGAACGAGGTCAAGGGTCAGAAAGATATTCAGACTGTCACATCAGTGGGTAAGTATCTCAACAGACACTTCGACTTACCCGATCACATCATCCGTGATCTCGTTGCGCGTCATGGTTCATCAGCCCGCTTCCAACTCGTACACACTACCGCCGAGATGATCTACCACTTACATCGTGGGCCGAAGTCGTGCATGGTGTGGAGTACAGATCATGGTATCAAGTGCGATGATGGCGTGACCCGTCACCCCTACGAGGCGTATGACCCGAAGTTCGGTTGGCACATGGCGGTGCGTGTCGAGGGTGATGTGACGATGGGTCGTGCTCTGTGTATGACCAGCCCCATGGATGGCGTCAAGTATTTCGTTCGCAGTTACCTACGCCCATCCAACGAGTCAAGCTACAGTCAGACAGATGACGGCATGGATACGTGGCTTCGTGAGCAGGGCTATACCAAGGAGGGTTACTGGCGTGAGGGTGAGAAGCTGGCGTACCATCCTGCACGAGACAACTTCCTTGCACCCTACCTCGATGGCGGTGAGCGATGCGTTGCGGTCAATGAGCGTGAGCGTTGGCTTGAGATCGACTGCAATGGGTCATGGATATGTGAGAACACAGGCGGGTACGCTACCAACAACGAGGATGACGAGAATCGTTTCGAGTGCGCTTGCTGTGGTGACGACACCGATGACGATGACGGCTACTGGATCGGACGTGGTGAGGACACCCGTGTCTGTGAGTCGTGTCTCAACAACGACTACACCTATGTGTACGGCAGACGAGGCAATCAGTACTATGTACACAACGACAACACTGTGTATGTCGACTCGCAGAGCGAGTACTACGATGTGGACTACCTCGATGACAACGAGATCATTGAGCTTGAGTGTGGCGAGTACGCCCCGATGGATGAGGCCGTTGAGATCAATGGTGACTGGTACCTGATGGAAGATGAGCGTATCTGTAGGTTCGAGGACACCGATGAGTACGGCTTGACCGAGGACGGATGGCAATGTGCCCAGTCATGCAACTGGTACTCTGACGACTGCGACAAGTTCACCGAGTACAAGGGCGAGCGTTATCACGATGACTACGTACCGCAAGAGATAGCTGACGCTACGGCTGACAAGCGCATCGATGAGGACGAGGGTATGCCTACCATGCTGACGATGGATATGCTTGACAAGGTGCTGATGATATGGGACTACGCCTGTTATGTTGACCGAGTAAAGATCAGCCTGACTTACACGCTTGACGGCCGTATGCTATATGCCGAGCGTGTCTTCACACTGGAGTTCATTAGCGGTATCGACAACGAGGCGTTCACCAAACTGATACGCACCGAACTCAGCACCAACCTCATGGCACAAGCCAATGAGATCGCAAACAAATACTTAGAAACACAAGGAGAATGAACATGAAAATCAAATCAATACTACACAAAACCCTAGCTCGTGCGTTGTCTGTCAAGCGTCCGCACAATACCCCTGCCGTCTCGGACTTCACTGAGTGGCTATTCAACGCCTTACCTGCTGAACTCAAGTCATTCACATCTGTGGATGGTGCGGGTAACCTACACATCGACAACCGCGTAGCAGGCAGTCGTACCCTGTTCATCGCTCACGTTGACACAGTACACAAAGAGACAGGCGCTAACAAGATCAGGAAGACGGCCTCTATGTGGTACGCAGAGGGTGCTCCGCTTGGTGCTGACGATGGTGCGGGTGTGGCCATGCTCATGCACATGATGCACAGTGGGGTCAAGGGTTACTACATCTTCAGTCAAGGCGAGGAGTGCGGGGGTATCGGTGCTAAGTTCTTGGAGAAGAATCATGCGCCCTTGCTTGCTCAGTTCGACAGAGCCATAGCGTTTGACAGGCGGGGTACTGATAGCGTCATCAGTCATCAGGGTTGGGGTCGTTGTGCGTCTGACACATTCTGTCAGGCGTTGGCTGGTGAGCTTAACGCTTACGATGAGAACCTCATGTACTCACCCGATGACACAGGGGTATACACAGACACCGCTGAGTTCACCGACATCATCCCCGAATGTACCAACATCAGCGTAGGGTATGACCATGAGCACAGTCAACAAGAGTGTCTCAACATCCATCACTACGAGCTACTGTCTCAGGCCGTCCTCCAGGTTCAATGGGACAAGCTGCCTACTGATCGTGACCCGACTGTGCCTGAGTACAAGACAACCAAGTATGACACCGCATGGTGGGCGAACTACAGTGTGTATGACGATGCCACTGCACACAATACAAGGCTCGATAGCAAATACTTTGGCAAGTGGCAAGACGATGACTACTGGGAGACGGAGGACTTGCTTGACGCCATTGATGATGCGCTTGATGAACGCTATGACTTCTTGCTTGAGCTTATCAGCGAGGCGGTGTATCCCGAAGATCCAAAGATAGCTGTGCGGTTTCTTAACCGCAGGCTACTCACCAAAGAATTACTACAAGAGGCCATCACAATGGCTCACACCTACGAGTCATCGACTGTGTTATGTACGCTGTTCGATGCCATTCACTGTGAAGCATAAACGGGTCACTGTGACCCACATTTAAAAGGAGAAAGCAATGACCCCCAACATAATGCAAGCGGTCAAGAATGTGTATACCGAAGGCGACCCAATGGACTACACATGGGTTGACCTCGGTGACTTTTCTACGATGGATGACGATGTGTACGATAAGACGATGGACGCCATCCCTGATCTGTTTGCGTCTGACCCTGCTGATCTGATGCTACCCTTTGAACAGATGGGTATCGTTCGGTATCAAGACAAGCAACCCGCACCGCTTAGCATAACCATTGAGCGTGGTGATGGTGCGTTGACTGTGCGCTTGCGTGGTAGGAATGGTGACGTAGGGGCAATACGCAGTACAGGCAAAGAGCAGTTTCTTTCTATGCCACCGAACCAAACCGCCGAGAGTTACATACAAGCGTTGCGAGATAAAGGGATGGATCCTTCCGAAGAAGGGCTTACTCCTGAGCGCTATATGTATCAGATATGGAGTTCAATGGCCAGCCACCTCTACGCAGAGTACATGCGTAGGGCTATGGATATGCACGAGAGAACCCGTGTGTACAAACCCATCGCATCGCCGTCCAACAGTAAGCGTATCCGCAAAGGCAAGCACCCCTTGTTCGAGTGGAAGGTTATTGATGTGACTGCTAGACCTGAAGACCACGACATCGTGGCGACAGGCAATGGGCGTAACAGCCCACGACAACACAAGAGACGCGGACATTTCAGGCAGTACAAGGATGGACGCAGAACTTGGATACCCGAGGCCTTAGTGGGCAAGATTGAGTTTGGTTATATCTATCACAGCTATACAGCTACACAACAAAGGAGAAAGTAAATGACTGCAATGACAAAGACGCAGATGGTAAACGCCTGCGCTGACTACGAGGTGGAGTGGTTCTTTGATAGAGAACCTGCGGAACAGAGGGAGGTGTTCCGATACATCCAACTGCATGGGTTTGAGGGGTTCAATAAAATCCCAGACGAAGACCTGTTCGCCTCTTGTGTAGACAAGGGCATCTTTTTAATGGAGGAATGATATGCAAGGACTAGACGCTTACTACGATGGCCTACTGGCCGAACACCAACGCTCAATAGATGAGCAAGCACACAAGGAGGAAGAAATGGGACGACTGAAAGAGAAGATCATCGAGCTACTGGAGGAGAATCACCCCGCTGAACTTGAACGCCTGACAGGGTATGACGACACGACATGCAAGAAGATCGTGCATGAGTTGTACATGGAAGGGTTCAATGACCGCAACTGTTGGGAGCCTGAGAGGGTAGGTGACATATGGGTCATCTTCGGCAAAAACTTCTCAGGCGAGTGGATAGATGAGAACGGCGAGTATCGAGGGTTCGATACTGAGCGCGAAGCTAACGACTACATCAAGGAGACATTTAAATGAGACCAGAAGAAATACAAACACGCTACGGCAAGGAAGCATTTGAGCGTCTGTTTGACGACATGCTAGAAAACCCCAAACACGAACTAGTGAGTTGGGTTCTTGAGTTGACATCCGAAGAGGAGATCGCTGAGTGGATTGCTGATCTGAAGTCAGATGAGGAGGACGAGGCATGATGACACCCTATGAGAAGTTCGAGCGAGTAATACTTTTGTTAGCGGTCATGGTGCTTGCCCTTGACCTCTTATACTGGCGACCCTTCTGACTACTATCAACAACTCTTTTTCATGCGGGAATTCCCTAAACGCAGGGGAATTCCCCTTGACTTCTGTCTAAGCCTAGACAAATAATGGTTAAAATAAGGAGAAATCATGCAAAAACACACACCATATGACACGGGCAAAGTCAAGATTGGCTTGATTTATACGCCCCCACCACCCCCAACTACGCCTGAATCTGATTGGATACAGGGCGTTTTGCTTGGCGACAAGCAGGGGATGGACGAGCTTATGCTCGCCACAGTACAGTCCATCGGACTTATTGCTTTCATCGTTATCGTCATGCTATTAACAGGAGGAACCACAGATGCCTGACATTCAAACCGCGCTATCCAATGCGCTTAACAACCAACTTAAAAACACAATCAACGACTGGGAGAAAGACGATATGCAAACCACACAAACAAACACACAATCAAAGTCCACTAGGTTCTTTGACATCACCAACAACGTAACCCGCGCCACGTTTGACTACGTGAAGCACCGCCCCAACGAAACCTCGGCTGAGATATGTGTGGCTATGGAGCGTCTAGGGTACAAGTCCAGTTCGGTGGGATCGCTCCTTGCACAGTTTGCCAAGCAAGGGTTGGCCGAGAGAGACGACAGGGGCAGGTACATCACCATCGTGCCTGAGTACAGACCTTTGAAAGCAAAGAAGAAAGAAGTCAAGGTGGTGGCTAAACCCGTGGAGGTCAAGCGCAAGTATGAGAAAAAGTCACAAGGCATTGCTGCGCTACAGCCCGAGCCTACCCCAGCACCCGCACCCAAACGCTTCGTGACCCTTGTGCGTACCAAGTCACCCGATGACATTCTGAAGGACATGACTGTGTTCCAAGCGCGTGAGTTGTACGACTACTTGAAGAAGATGTTTGGAGGCTAAGATGACAAGAACTAATTTTGAAAATGGAATGAACGCGTTTCCAGATGCAGACTATCGTGGCATGACACTGCGCGATTACTTTGCGGCTAAGGCTATGCAAGGTTTAATCAGCACCGAAGGTGCGGGCTCTGCTGAGAGGTACGCAGAGATTGCATACAAACTGGCAGACGCAATGCTGAAAGCGAGGGCGGAATGAGCGATCAAAAAAACTGGGATGCCGCACTCATAAAAACGTGGCGTACGGATGCCCTGCTGATGGACACCATAAAACTGTTTAATACTTTGTCGGGTAAGGAGTTCAGGCCTGATATGGGGCTGTTGCGCACCCCGCCTGCGGGGTATCCATGGAAACACACTGTGCGCGGGTTTGTGGCCGCACGCTTGAGCAAAATTAGTAACCGCTTATGGGATCAAGCTCCGTCCAAGGACATACTGCTGTTGCGTAAGTTGGAAACATCCAAGTACGACACAGAAAAAGATTTCATCAGAGACAACGAACGCGCTAACGCAATACTGCAATCTCACCGAGACACGGCACGTACAAGAATAGTTGCAAGAAAGATTAGCGAACGTAATAACGCAACAGATTGGAACAAAGTATCATGAAAGACATCAACATCACAATATACACAAAGGACAACTGCCCCAACTGCGTGACAGCCAAGCTCATACTGGACAGCGCAGGGCTGAAGTATGCGGACGTTGACATCGAGGTGGGCGATCGCATGGCCAACTTCCTCAAAGAGTTTCCTGATGCGCGTCAGATGCCTCAGATATTTATCAATGACCAACGCGTAGGTGGGCTGGCAGGCTTGCAGAAAGCATTAGGACAGCTTGGGGTACTGGTATGAAAGTGATGGATTTAATTAGATATGACTCAGAGAAAGGCTGCTTTGTTTTGAAATCAGACAAACCCACACCACCCCTAAGCCCCTTCCGTTGGAAGGAAGCCCCACGCCCAAGCATCTTCATGGAGGACGTACGGTTTCGTGCAAGGCAACCGACAGGCACGATCTCAAGCGATGAAGGCTTGGGCTACAAACAATTTGGCGTGTACACCCGCGCCAAGGAAAGACAACCCAACAAACATGAAGGAGTACTTGAACATGCCACGGCCAAACAAAAAGAAAGGAAACTGAAACGTGAAGAGTAATCACAACATCATTCGTGAGCTACTCAAACGACACCCCGATGGTTTGAAGTCAAGCGACATAGCCAAGTTCACTGGCATAGACAATCGCTCTGTCAACAAATCATTGGAGAGCGTGTTTGGTGTGTACGTCGATCGGTGGGAGAAGTCAACCTTCCGCAATACATTGGCGGCAATTTGGGTCGTCGTTGACGTGCCTGTAAACTGTCCAAGACCAGAAAACATTGGAAGGAGATCGCGCGAGCGTTTGCACAGCCCTGCTGACGCTGTATTTTTAAAACGTAAACAAGGAGAAATAAATGATTGAAATGATTGACGATGGCACTGAGCCAAACTATTCGAACCTCTATGATGGCGCTACGCTTGAGCAGGCTGGCCACATCTGGCACAGCGTTATCAAAAGCGATGGCGGTCACTGCCCTGTGTGCAACAGGTGGGGTAAGCTGTACAAGCGCGGCATCAGCGCAAACATGGCACGGCAGTTGATATGGTTGTGCAAACAAAACCCCCGTGAGGACGGATGGGTGGATGTGCAGAACAACGCCCCTGCTTGGCTGTTACGCTCCCCGCAGATAGGTACGTTGCGGCACTGGGGCATGGTACTGGATGCGCCTGTGGTCAACAGCAAAGCAAGAAGCGCAGGGCTTTGGAAACCCACGGACTTAGGCTTGAAGTTTGCATACAACCAACTGTTTGTACCCAAGTACAAGTATGTTTACAACGACACCGTGTTTGATACCGAAGGCCCTGACGTCAACATCGTTGACTGTCTTGACGACCACTTTGATTACTCTGAACTTATGAATGCGAACTACTATGGCGACGTGACGTTTGAAGACGGCACTGACTCCTGAACTGTGGTAAAGTAGTTACTCCGGAACCATGGAGAAGCAGATGACCCCTGAACAGCGAGAAATTTGGATGGCAAGTCGTACCAAACACGGTGGGTACTTGGGCGGAAAAGAACGCCCCGAGCATTATGTTTGGAGAACGATGCTGGCAAGATGTAACAACCCCAACGCAAACGCATTTAATTACTATGGTGGGCGTGGGATTAAAGTGTGCAAACGCTGGCAGGACTACGCGGTTTTTATTGCTGACATGGGGGAGCGACCTAGCCCTGACCACAGTTTGGAAAGACGCAATACCAATGCGGACTACAAACCAAGCAACTGTTGTTGGGCTACACGAAGTGAACAGCAGAAAAACAAGACCACTACTAAGTGGTACACCAACGGAAAGTTCACTGGCACTTTAGTAGAGTGCGCAACTTATTTAGGAATGAGTAAGGAGCTAGCGTACTGGCGTTGGCGTACTTGGAAAACTTTTGAAAAGGATAAACCATGGCAACTACTCCCGAAAACACTGTTAAAAAAAACGTAAGGAAACTGCTTGACTCCCTTGACATCTACCACTTCATGCCCCCCGCTAATGGTTTTGGCCGAGCGGGTATACCTGACATCGTTGGCTGCATGGACGGACACTTCATTGCCATCGAGTGCAAGGCAGGCAAAGGCACAACTACAGCCCTTCAAGACAGAGAACTCAACGCCATCCTCAACCATGGCGGAACAGTATTCATTGCGCGTGAGCACAACCTTGAAGATTTAAAACTACTACTCAAGGAGAAACAAAATGAGTTACGTGGACGGTGATTACTCAATGACAGAGGAAGAACTCGAACGCAGGGTCGAGGCCATGTCGGATGAGGAGCAACACCATTTCAGATTACTGATTCACAAGATCGTGATGTGTTATGGCACAGGTAAAGCACAGGGCGTGTTCATCATTGGACGCGCTGAGGATAATGTCGCAGGAGTCGTTACCCTAAACTGTGATGAGATGGAGGCGTCGCAACTCATGTTGGCGGCAAACGATTTTTTCGGCTTTTTAAATCTCATGGACGCACCACCAAAAGAACAATTTAATTAAGGAGAAGGCTATGACCATAGACGAGTTGTCAACTATAAAAAAGATGTTAAGTGATTTGCGTTGGATGCAAGCGGCGTCACTGGTTGCAAGCGGTTTGAGTGAAAGCAAAGCCTCTCAAACGTACATGCGCCAGATTACCAACATGGAAAAGCTGTTGGTAGAAGAGATTACGAAAGGGCTTATCAAATGAGTGCAAAAAGAGAGTATTTGTGGGCAGTCTTTGACAAAATAAAACAAAACCCCAAGCTAGTTGAGGCGGCTTTAATTTTCTATCATGCCGAAGTTCCGGTCGAGCAAGCGCGCGAATATTTAGCCGTGCTAGCAACAAAAATTAAGGAGCACGTATGAGTAATTTGTTGCGGATTCCGCCAAGCGTGACCATGACGGCTGAGCAAGCACTTTCGTCTGCACTAGTGGACGCTGAGGAAGGCGATTTGACTGATGTACTTATTATTGGGTATCGCGACGAGTCGTTGTATGTACGCTCGTCAAGATTGACCTGTGCGGAAGCATTGTTCTTGGCAAACAAAGCCATGCGGTGGGCTGAAACAGGGGGAAATTTATGACACACGAAGAACTATTCAGCCTTGCAGACAAGGTAGGGCTTGGCTTTGTCAGGCACGCCAGCGACAAAGACATTGAGAAGTTTGAGCAACTGGCCAAGCTAATTACACAGCAGTATTGCAAAGCCACGCTTGACACCATCGATGCCTTGTTTGATTCACAAGACCCAAACGCCATGTATCAAACTGGGTATAACCATGCCTTGATTCATCTGCAAGAATTCATTACCAGTATGGAGAAAGCATGAAGAAAGAATATGACGCCATCATCACCAACATGGCGAAGCTGTTGGAAGTGCAACAGAAGCGTGAGATCGTGGCAGTTGACATGATTAAGGCTGCCATACTTGCAGAGCGTGAGGCGTGTGCAAAGTTGTGTGAGGGGTATGCGCCAGTAATGCCGAAATCAAGCGCACAGTTTTTTGCCGATGTCATCCGAGCAAGGGGACAAGCATGACTGACTGCCCAAACTGTGAATACCACAGGAAACGAGCACAACTGTGGCGTGATGAAGCCTACAAGCAAGCAGGGCATCCGTTGCCTGAGCGTGAGTGGGTAGGGCTGACGGATGCGGAGATAGCAGAGTGCTTTGAGTTCATCGTTGAAGAGGACACGCAAGCAATTAAGTTTGCCCACGCCATTGAAGCCAAACTCAAGGAGAAGAACAGTGCCTAAAGGACTACTCGACGACATACCCATCTACAACGTAGACCGTGACAAGGCATGGGAAGCGTTTATCAAACGCAAGGACGTGAGGCACTTGGTAGAGCATGGCGTGTTTGACAAAGGCTTCCCGCTGTATGGCGGCTACTATGAACTGTGGTGTCAGGCATGGGATCGGGCTTGGACTGCGGGATTCAAAGACGGCCACGATTCTGGATGGGAATCCTACAAACAATTAAACGACATACCAAAGGAGAAGAACACATGAAAGAAGAATGGTTATTACGCGGATCCGTGGTTCCGGTGGACGTTGAAACGACAGCCGCGCTGGTGGCTGAGATTAAGCGGTTGATTGATGTTGTTGGTGGTATGGCCTTAGCGCAATGCGGACATGAAGAAACCGTTGTTAAAGGCTCGCTTGTTCACTGTAAAAAATGTAACCATTGTTTTGGAGTAGATTGATATGACACAAGATGAAATTTATAAACTGATTGAGGCCAACGGCCTAACCCTGCATGGTGACATTGAACACTTTGCCGCACTTGTTGCCGACCATGTATATGCAAAGTATTTGGAAACACCTGAACCTAAACAGTCGGGCACGATTTCAATAACTACGCCTGTGCCCGTTGGCTACCTTTGTGAGAACGCCGTGGGACACAAGTACTTCAGATGGAAGAAACCGCCTAGCACGTACAAACCAATCCCGCTTTACACAAAGGAGAAGAACAGTTGACCAAACCATACAAACAAATTATTACAGTTGACCTAGAAACCTACTGGGACACCAAGGAAGGTTACACGCTCAGTAAGATGACAACAGAGGAGTACATACGTGACCCAAGATTCAAAGCCTTCGGAGCCTGCATCCATGAGTACGGATCAGACAAACCAACCCAGTGGTACAGAGGAGACGAACTCCCGCGCATCTTGGGTTGCTATGATCCTAAGACCACTGCTGTTCTGGCTCATAACGCTCAGTTCGATGTGTCTATATTGGAATGGGTATATGACTGGCACCCATGCTTCATTTTTGATTCTCTTTCTATGGCTCGTGCTCTACGGGGTGTCGAGGTGGGAAACTCATTGATGAAGCTGGCCGATGCCTTCGGCTTACCGCCCAAGGGCACTGCTGTGTACAACACCAACGGCTACACGGAACTCACGCCTTCTATGGAGAAAGAGTTGGCCGACTACTGCGCACACGATGTGTACTTGTGCGAGGAGATATTCAAACGCTTGGCCAAGGGCTACCCGTCCAGTGAACTCAGACTCATCGACATGACACTCAAGATGTACACACGCCCAGTGTTGCAGCTTGACGCCCTCATGCTACATAACGCAATCGAAAAGGAAAAAGAAGATCGTGACGCACTACTACAGAAACTCGGCGTGGAAGAGACTGCGCTGGCATCGAACCCGAAGTTTGCTGCACTACTTGAGAAACTCGATGTGGTTCCGCCAACCAAGGTCAGCAAGACGACTGGCAAGCAAGCGCTTGCACTCGCTAAAAACGATGCCTTATTTCAAACGCTCCTTAACGGTGAACGTGAAGACGTTGCCCTACTTTGTGAAGCGCGTCTTCGGGTTAAGTCAACCACAGAACGCACTAGGGCTCAGAGATTCCTCGACATCAGCCAACGCGGTGCACTACCCGTACCTCTCTCCTACTATGGGGCGCAGACGGGTAGGTGGACGGCGGCCAAAGGCTCGGCCATCAACATGCAGAACCTCAAGCGAAAGTCATTCTTACGCAAGGCGATTATGGCTCCCGAAGGCTATCAGCTTGTCGTGGGTGATCTCTCGCAGATTGAACCGCGAGTACTCGCGTGGCTATCGGATTACCAAGATATGCTCACAATCTTCAGGGCAGGCGGTGACCCTTATGCCGCGTTCGGTGCACAGATGTTTAACATACCCGGACTTAGTAAGGATTCGCACCCAGACCTACGGCAGTCTGCAAAGAGCGCGTTGCTTGGCTGCGGGTATGGCCTTGGTTGGGCGGCATTTGCGTCGCAACTCCTTGTCGGATTTCTTGGTGCACCGCCCGTTAGGTACGAGAAAGACTTTGCAAAGACGCTAGGTGTGGATGGCAAGTACATCGACAAGTTCCTTGAGTGGGATGAAAACTACACCAAGATGATGGAGATACCCCACACCTGTACCGATCAGGAGCTACTCATTCACTGCGTAGCGGCCAAGAAGATTATCGACAAGTACAGGGCTACAGCGCACCCCGTTGTGAGCTTTTGGGACATGTGCTCTGGCCTCATACAAACATCGCTTGCAGACGGCAAAGAGTTCGTGTATAAATGTATTACCTTCAAGAAGGGTGAGATAGTTCTGCCAAACGGCATGAGTTTGCTCTACCCAGACCTGCGCCAAGAGAAGGACGAGAAAGGTAGGAGCCAGTGGATATACGGGCCAGACGCTACCAAACTTTACGCAGGCAAGATCACGAACAATGTGGTGCAAGGCACTGCGCGTATTGTGATGACGGATGGGATGCTACGAACTGCAAAGAGGTACTTTGTGGCGGGAACGGTGCATGACGAGCAGATCGTTGTTGTACCCGAGGCAGAGGTTGAGGAAGCTAAGACTTGGGTCTTGGCTCAGATGACTATGGAGCCGCGCTATATGCCCGGTATTCCGTTGAACGCTGACGGTGGTGCGCACCGTAGGTATGGGT